GTATTACAAACTTGGCAACAAAAGCTTGATTCAGTTAAAGCTGAATTACCCGATTACGAAGATATGGTTGCATCATCGACAGTTGCAGTAAGCAATGAAGTGCGTGATGCGATTTTGGAAAGTGATGTTGGTCCTAGGATTCTGTATGAACTTGCTTCAGACGATGAATTGGGCGCCAAGATTGCCGGACTATCTACCGCTAGTGCGTTAAAGCTGATTGGGAAGTTAGAAGCGAAGTTTGAAGCGAAAGCCGAAGAACCAGCTACAAGTAAGCCTGTTGCGGTGAAGTCAAATGCACCAAAACCGATTAATCCGATTCGTGGGACAGGCAGTCAAAGCGTATATACAGATGGCGAACAAATCGACTATCAAGCTTGGAAAGCCGGCCGCAAGACAGGAAAGATTCGTTAAGGTAAAAATTTAATTTACATTTAAGGAACTTGCATCATGGCAAATAATTTATTAACCATTAGCAAAATCACCAACGAAGCGTTGATGGTTTTGGAAAACGAACTAACATTCACTTCAGAAGTTGACCGTAACTATGACGACCAGTTCGCAGTAGTTGGCGGCAAAATTGGCGCAACCGTAAACGTAAGACGTCCTGGACGCTTCGTAGGTGCGACAGGTCCCGCCCTCTCGGTCGAGGATTTTAACGAAACTTCTGTACCAGTAACATTGACAACTCAATTCCAAGTTGCGACCCAGTTCACAACACAAGATTTGGCATTGTCTTTGGATATGTTTTCGGATAGAGTGCTGAAACCCGCGGTAGCAACTATTGCAAATAGGATAGACCGTGATGGTCTATTGATGGCTAAAAACAATACTGCAAACATCGTTGGTACTGCTGGTACTGCTCCAACTGGTTTGATTACTTACCTGACTGCGGCCGCTTACCTTGATTCTGAAGGTGCGCCACGTGACGGTCGCCGTTCTTGCATCGTTGAGCCATTCACTTCAGCAACTATTGTTGATAGCTTGAAAGGTTTGTTCGTTCCACAAGAAGCAATTGGCGAACAGTATCGTAAAGGCCTTATGGGTCGCGATTCCGGCGGCATGAATTGGAAAATGGACCAAAACGTTCAAGCACAAACATTCGGTAGCTACTCCGGTGCTACATTGTCTTGTAACGTTACAACTGCAACTGGCTTCTTGACTTCAGGTTGGGCGCAAACTTCTACCATCACTATTGGTGCTACAAGTGCGGCCGCAACATTGAACCAAGGTGATACATTCACTATCGCTGGCGTATATGCAGTTAACCCACAAAACCGTCAAGCTTACGGTTCAGGCAAACTACGTTCATTCGTTGTAACTGCTCCTGTATCTATCAGTTCAGGTGGTACTGCTTCCGTGACTGTTTCCCCAGCCGTTATTACTGCTGGTCAGTTCCAAAACGTTAGCGTAACTTCAACTGGTTCACAGACTGTTACTCCATTTAACAACACCGGTACAACTTCCTCACAAAACATCATCATGCACCGCAATGCTTTTTGCCTTGCTGTCGCTGACCTTGAATTGCCTGAAGGGGTCCACTTCGCGGGGCGCGCCTCTGATAAAGAAATTGGCTTGTCCCTCAGAGTCGTGAGGCAGTACACCATAAATAACGATTCCATTCCTACACGTTTGGATGTGTTGTATGGCTGGGCGCCTTTGTACCCTGAACTTGCTTGCCGCGTAGCATCGTAAGCATTAAATAGCCAGGGGTAACACCCTGGCATTTCAACCATATTTAAGGAATAAAATCATGAGCAATCCAGGACCAGCATCAACCCAAACGATTCATCCATCAAATCTAGCTTCTAACCAAGCTATTCGTTTGTTAGGTGTATTGACTGGCGTAAACGTTAACGCTACTGGCGATAACGCAATTCCAATCCAAAACACAACTAACTTTTCTGTTAGCAACTTTATCGTTACCAATGCTTCTACAAGCTTGACAACGGCAGTTGCGGCAGTTTACCCAGCGGCTAACGCACAAGGTACTGCTATTGTTGCGGCTTCTACTGCGCTTTCAGGCAATACTGGTGCAACAGTTGTTAACCAATTGACAGTAGCTTCTACTGCTACTCAATCAACACAAAACGTATATTTCCGTGTAACTACCGCCCAAGGCGCGGCCGCTACTTGTGACGTTTATGTTTACGGTTACGACTTTAGCAACTACAACTTAACTAACCCTATTGGGGCTTAATTAAGTAAAAAGTAAAGGAAAGGCCGCCCCCAAAAAGGGTGGCTTTTTTTCTATTTAGACTTATAATTAATTATCCTCATTTAAAGGAAAAATCATGTCATCTACTACCGTTACACGTGGCAATGCCCACGAAACTTTTTATATTTCCGTACCTTTGACACCTACCGCAGTTGCAACCGCTGGCGCAACACAAACTTATGCTTTGCCTGGCTTACAAACAACTGACCTAGTATTTGTTCAAGGCGTTGTTGGTTCACAAACTGCTGGTGTTGTTGCCGCTGAAGCTGATTGCTTGGCCGCTAACGTATTGTCTGTTCAATGGGTTAATGCAACTGGTTCTAGCGCAACTCCAGCAACCGGTAATTACATTATCCAAATTACACGTGCTGAAGGCCCATTGCCAGCAACGGCGGTGTAATCATGGCTAATACTTCCGTTTATCGTTTTATTGGACCAACAACGGCTATTACCGTTAGTGGAACATCGTCAACGGCAGTTACCATTACCCCAGGCGGCAACGACCAAATTAACTATTGTGCGTTTCTAAATACTGCTTCTACACCGGTTGCAATTACCATTAGCCCAGTTGTTCAGGGCGTTGGTTCTGCACCGGCGGCAGTATTGCCTACTGGTGGAAATAGTAGCCAATCGTTTGTATTAGGCGTAACAATGTCACAACCTACTGTTATTGCAGTTCCACAGATTTTCTCAATTACCGCAATTGGTACTTCAGGAACCCTGTATGTAATGCCAGTAGCAGACCAATCGTAAGGAAACATTATGGCAAACCCAGGCGTAGCAAATAGTTCAGTAACAAATTTACTGCCGGTACAGGCAACATTTAATACGGCTGGGGCTTGCACCGGTTTGATTGGTCCTGGCGGTGCAGTATTTTCACCACCATTAAGCGGTAATACCGAAAATCCAGCAACTTTGTCTATGGGTGGCAATTTAATTGCTACTTCAAATACATTGCCTACAATTAGTTCAGGATTTGGCACAAGCCCAACAATTACCGCCGTAAGCACTTTTGTATTTAAAATTGTTGTTGGTTCGGGTGGCGCTTCAAGCGGAACTATTACACTTCCAACCGCGCCAAATGGATGGTTAGCTTTTTCCGCTGACGTAACAAGCGGTTCTACATTATTTTTACAATTAACTGGAAGCACAACAACTTCAGTAACATTTACTAGCTTTTCAGTAACAACTGGCGCCGCGGCACCAATGTCAGCAAGTGATGTAATCCTAGTTAACTGTATTGCCTATTAAGGTTTAGTATGACTACACCGTCAAATTCTGCCGTACAGAATTTATTGCCGGTTCAGGCATATTTCAACCTGGATGGCAGTTTTAATACCTTTATTGGACAAGGAAAGCCGTTTTATGCAACGGCTAACCCTATTCAATCAGGTTTAACGATTACTAACAGTACGTTAGATTCAAGCCCAATTGGTTCAATAACGCCTTCTACTGGCGTTTTTACTAATATCAGCACTACAACTGGCCAAATTTCTACCCAACCAAGCGGTGCAACTGATATTGTTAATTTATTGGCATTGCAATCTTATGCCGCTGGCATTAGTTGGAAACAACCAGTAGCTTGTGCGACCCTTGCAAATATCACATTGTCCGGATTGCAGACAATTGATGGCTATACAACTTTAGCCGGCGACCGTGTTATTGTTAAAAATCAATCAACACAAGCCAATAATGGCATTTATATTGCCGCTTCAGGCGCATGGACACGTTCAAGCGATGCAAATACATGGAATGAATTAGTTTCAGCGATTGCTTTCGTAGAATATGGTTCACAAGCCGGTTCTGCATGGTTTTGTACTGTAACGCCAGGTGGCACACTTGGTACAACGGCAGTAACTTGGGCGCAATTTACAACTTCCGCCACATATACTGCCGGAACAGGATTAACCCTTGCCGGATTTCAATTTAGCATTACTCCGCAAGGTACCGCTGGAACTTATGGTTTTGCATCTTCCGTGCCAGTATTTACAACTAATGCCAGCGGACAAGTAACTAGCGTTACTAATACCAGTATTGCTATTGCTAATACCCAAGTTTCCGGACTTGGCACGATGTCCACCCAAAACGCTAACAACGTATCAATAACTGGTGGAAGCATCACAGGAACGCCCATAAGCGGTTCAACTGTTGGTGGTACTACTATCACCGCATCTACCCAATTTAGCGGCGCTGGAACCGGTTTAACTGGTACTGCAACCAGTTTATCCATTGGTGGTAATGCCGCTACTGCAACAACCGCTATAACCGCCACAACTGCTACAACTACAACTAATTTAGCTGGTGGTGCGGCTGGTTCTTTGCCATACCAATCAGGAAGCGGAGCAACAACATTTTTAGCGGCTGGAACAAACGGTCAATATTTAACGCTATCTAGCGGTTTACCAACTTGGGTTTCATTGCCTACTAATGTTTCATCATTTAGCGCCGGAACAACAGGATTTACACCTTCATCACCTTCTACTGGTGCAATAACACTTGCTGGTACATTAAATATTGCTAACGGTGGTACAGGCAATACAACTGGACAAGCCGCCAGCGTAGCCAATTCAGCTACATTTAACAATAGCGGTACGGGCGCGGCATCCGGTACAACATTTAATGGTTCTGCCGCACAAACTATTTCGTATAACACTCTAGGCGCATCCCCATTAGCCGGTTCTACAAGCTTAACAACACTTGGAACAGTAACCACAGGCACATGGAACGCTGGAATTATTGGTTTAGCGTATGGTGGCACAAATGCCAATTTAACTGCGGTAGCCGGTGGCGTAGTGTATTCAGGCGCATCTGCTATGGGAATTACGGCCGCCGGAACAACTGGCCAGTTTTTAACTTCTAATGGCACTTCTGCTCCTAGCTGGTCAACAGTATCTACGGCTATTACAATTACAGACGATACAAGCTCTGCATCTAATTATTATCCTTTGTTTGCTCGTGTCACAACAGGCACAACCAATACTGAATACACCAGTTCTACAAAATACACTTATAACCCTTCTACAGGTGTTTTAAGCGCAACGAGCTTTACAGGTGCTGGCACAGGATTGACAGGAACTGCTACAAGTCTAAGCATTGGCGGTAACGCTGCCACAGCTACTTCTGCTACATCAGCTACAATTGCAACAAATTTAGCTGGTGGCGCAAATGGCTCAGTTCCTTATCAAACAGGCTCTGGTGCTACCACTTTTTTAGCAGCAGGCACAAACGGCTATATTTTGACTTTGGCTGGTGGCGTTCCAACGTGGGCAGCAAGCAGTAGTGGTATAACAATTACCGACAATACAAGCTCTAGTTCTACTTATTATCCTGCATTAACAACAGCCACAAGCGGAACAATTACTGGAGAAACAACATCTTCAACTAAATTAAGCTTTGTTCCGTCTACTGGTGTATTAAGTGCAAATGGATTTAATGGAGCATTAAATGGTTCATTAGGAGCAACAACTGCTAGTTCTGCTGCGGTAACAACTTTAACTATTGGTGGAACATCATTAGGTGCTGGTAACGCTTCTATTATGAAGAACCGCATTATTAATGGTGCGATGGTTATTGACCAAAGAAATGCTGGTGCTAGTTATACTCCAACAACAAGTGCTGGATATTGTTTAGACCGATGGAAAGCAGTTATTTCTCAAAACTCTAAATTAACTACGCAACAAAGCATAACTGCACCAACTGGATTTAGCAATTCTTTATTGGTTACATCATCTTCTGCTTATTCCGTTGCTTCAGGTGATTACTTCACAATTACTCAATTTGTTGAAGGTTTTAACTTTTCTGACATGATGTGGGGAACTGCTAACGCTAAAACAGTTACTTTGTCATTTTGGGTGCAATCATCTTTAACTGGTAGTTTTGGCGGTTCTTTCTGTAATAGTGCTGAAAATAGAAGCTATCCATTTAGCTATACCATTTCTGCCGCAAATACATGGGAACAAAAAACCATTACTGTTGCTGGCGATACAAGTGGAACTTGGATTGGTTCAACTAATGGCAAAGGACTTGAATTAAATTTCAGTCTTGGGTGTGGTTCTACAAATTCAGGAACTGCTAATACATGGGGAAGCACATTTTATGGTCAGCCAACTGGTTCTGTTTCTGTAGTAGGAACAAACGGAGCAACCTTCTACATTACTGGTGTTCAACTAGAAGTAGGAAGTAGTGCTACTGGATATGAGTATCGTCAGTATGGTCAAGAGTTAGCATTGTGTCAGCGGTATTATGAAATTGGTGGCGACCCTAATTGCATACAATTTTCAGGTTATGTGATTAGCGGTGCTACTTATTATGCCAATATTCCTTATATTGTTACAAAAAGGGCAACTCCAACTGTTGTAAACACC